GAGTCAGGGAGGGTGAGAAGCTAAAGAAATGGTTTAGCGAGTGTTACGCGAGGCTTAACGGAAGGAACAAGATTGCATCAAGAAACGTTAGGCATATTCTCGCTCCAAATAAGCATCTTTCCATTTTTTTATGTTTCTTTTCGCCGCTTCATTAGCCTTTATTTGCTTTTCTTCGGCAAGCAATCCCCATGCTTTTTTTGTTATATCTTCTGGGCATTCTATCCCGATGGCCGCGGCAGCTTGCCCAAGCCATGCAACCTGGTTTATTTGTGGATTTGTTAAAGATGCCTCGCACGATAAAGGCCAATCACTGATAACAGTCATCATAAAGCACTCAAAAACATCAGTATCAGACATAAATTTCACGCACTGATTTATTTTTGCCTCTTGGTCGATTCCGAGCGACGTTTGCCACATAACGCTTTTGTATTCTTCTAGCTTTGTGTAGTGGTGAAATATTCTTTTAATCTTCAATTTTTTCACCCTCAAAATCATCAAGTGATTCAGCTTCCCATGACTCGCTAAAATCATCCTCTTTAAATGCAAACGCAAGACCTTTTACTTGTTGCAGCCTTAGCACTTCATCAGGCTCCATTCCAAGCTCTTTCGCGATCTTTTCATCACTCCAAAATCTTCTCTTTAGCTCCACAACAATGTCACTCATTGCGGCAACGCTATGTTTACCCCTTGCCCTGTTGTGTCGAATTGTAGCTGCCATTCTGTCGTTTCTTTCATGCCTATCGACTGCAAGGGAGACAACCGGCAAGTATCCCATAACCATTCCTTGAACTATTTCCGACTCTTTGCCAACTCTATGGCGGTGGAACCCATCTACAACTTCATAGCCATCATTTGGCCAAGTTACAATCGGCTGAGTGTAGCCATCAGCCTCTATTGATCTTTCCAGTAGCTTCATTTCAGGCGGTGCAACACTGTTTGGATTGTAGTCGTTAGCGTGTACGAATTCATTTTTGACCCACTCAACAAAATCAACTGGACTAGATTTAAATGGGCTAACTTCATGCAATTTTTTTCTTGCAAGGTTAATCATTTCAACCTTTTGACCCAGTTCTAGCCCGCCAATTAACTCAATAAACTCTTCTATTTTTTCGATCATTTTTAAACCTTATTTTTTAATTAATTAAGCTAATAATTGCTTATATCTGCAATAAATAAAACACTATTTGCAAATCTTAACAGTCACTTTTCTTTCTCCCATACATGACATTTAGAGGGGGTCTGGGTGACTAATACCAGAATCCTCTTGTTAAGCTATGTAGATACAGACCTCGGTTATCAGCGCACAGTTTAACGACTTGCCGGTCGGACTATCACCTATGTCACCACTATCTCGCTGTTTCAGGCTTGTTAAGACCTCCACCCCCCTCTTATCCACAAACTGGCTCCATTGGGCTGCCAATCTGTTTTGCCTTGGCAGTTTCCCGCTGTCGGCTGGTGTAGATAATCTGTATCTGCTACCTCAGTAGTCTTTTTGGCTAATGTGCCTACTTATGTTTATTGTTTACCTATTCAGGCTTTTGGTCTCGTTTGTTTGTATACCGGTAACGAACTGCATTGGAAACCGGTCAGAAATCACTTAAGAAACGCAATCCAGTGCGTGTTTTGGCGCTTTCCTGACTTGTGACCATACAAAGGTATTACATCAGTCAAAGAAAGAACTTTGCTAACCGGAATATCAACGCTAGACCACTTGAATATTAAGGTTCCGTTTGTTCTCAAAACCCTAAAGCATTCAGAAAATCCAGCTTTTATGTCTGATTCCCACCCATCAGAAAGTCGGCCGTACTTTTTAGCCATCCAAGAATTAGCACCTAGACTATCCATGTGCGGAGGATCAAATACGATGTGGTGAAATGTTTCATCATCAAATGGCAGGCCTGTGAAATTGCATTCAATGTCTGGCGATATTACTAACGATCTACCATCACAAAGAATATGTGACTCTGTTCTTGCATCAATAAACACGGCTGCTTCATTTGATTTATCGAACCACATCATTTTTGATCCACAGCAAGCATCCAATACTTTCATTATTTCTCACTCCATAATTTAGCTATTTCAATTTGACCCTTTAAAAGATACTCAAGGTAGTCATCACCAATTTGCCATGCGTGCTGTACAGACTTCGGCATAAACTTAATGACCTCCTCTTTTGTGTAATCAGTAGCGATAGCAGTGCACGCATTTAGCGCTTTTGACATCTGTTCTTCTTTGTTCATATTTCACCTAAGATCAGTTAAACTTTTGTCTAAAATGGATAAAGTTCAATTAATACCCATATTCCTATTGCGATTAAAAATAAATCTTTTGCAATTCTAATTTTCATATTTCACCTAAGATCAGTTGATTGATTCTAATTAATCCTGTTTAGTTCTATTAAAAAATTCATCGTATATAGCAGCCTGCTTTTTTACTTTTTCTAGCGCCCAATTTGTCCAGTATTTACGATTGTAGCGCCACCATTTAGCGCTAGAGATAAGCTTCTGCCTTTTCCTGATATTCATCATTTATCCACTAGTTTGTAGTAAACGGTCTTCTGCCCATAACCCAGGCATGCAAGCAGGGCGTAAGGCGGGTTTCGGTCGCCGGTCAGGAACAGGGATAGAGCTGTATCGCTTATGCCTGCCTCTATGCAAAGTGCCTTTTGGCTGCCAAGCTCGCTTACCGCTTTATAGACGGCATCAACTATGTGATCGCGTGTTATTTCCATTGTTATACCCCGCCATGTATATGATATGCACCAAGGTCAAATTCGCAGTATTCACTTATGCAATCACCCTCCTTAGTCCAAGCTCCATCAATCATGACAATGCATTTAATATCCTCGCCGCACTCCGCATAGCCATCGAAAAAATCCTTAATCTGTATCTCGGCCTTATACTTATCGACCAGAGCCTGAAACTCCGCTTTAAACTCATCTTCTATTTGTTTTTTTCTCTTCATAAAGCACCTCTTGATTTTCGATAAATGCATAGTAATCTACATTTACGCGCAAGTAAAACGCAGTAATGTAAAGATATGAAAAGACGTTTACTTTGCGGTAAAATGTGGTAAATTGATCATAACAACAACGGCGGAAGGTGGTATGTACAAAAATATAAAAACTGCAACAGATATCAATGATAGCCCGATCCTTCAAAAAGACTGGGATGCAGTCATCTATTTGCTATCAATGTTTGTTGATCAATACAATAAAATGCCTGATGGAAAGCTTGGTAAGGGCTTAACAAACGAGCCTTTTTTACATAGTCACGAATACCTTAATTTTCTTGGCTATGCCGATGACCCTGTATGGAAGAAAAACAGCGACCAGATTCAGTGGGAAGATAAAATTTCTGCAATAAGAAAGTCAGCAAACGAGTATTTAACCAATAACCGTAAATAGTGAGATAAACATGACTAAAGATGAAAAGAAAGAACTGATTAAATTGGCAGCAAAAGCAAGCCGAATAGATATTAATAAAATCACCGGAGGCTGGAACCCTGTTGATGATGATGCCGATGCTTTTAAGCTGGCGGTTAAACTCGAATTTGACATTCAGCAAGACACAGACAGTGTTTATGTTTTGTATTGGTTTGATCAATCAATGAAGGATGTTGAAGCAATAACAAATAGATTTGCTGCGACACGCTTGGCAATAACCAAGGCAGCGGCAGAAATTGGAAAGACTCGCTGATTCACAAAGACAACCGGAGATAAACATGCAACGACTAACCAAAGAATACAGATTATCAATAACCCCCGCTCTTGAAGTTTCACAGCAAGAGATCTCATTCGAGTTCGTCACCCTGGATGAACTGATTGCAGCAAAAAATACAGCGGCCGAACTTCTGCTGTTTTTGCACAACATAAAAGCTATGCGCGACTATTCAAACATGATTGTTATTGAATTATTGGATGGTAGCGAATTTGTAGAGATTGACGAAGATGGCATTGAAATTTAACAGCGACAACCGGAGATAACATGAAACAAAAGCCTAGTCTCATATACCCAAAGCCAAGGACTGGCAAAGAGTGCACCAAAACAGATTGCGAGCGCTATGAATCTTACAAGGCGTGGAACTGTGGAGACTCTAGATTAAAATTTTGCATGGAGTGCAAGCATGCGCATGTATCACAATTTAAGAAACGACAACCGGAGATAACAGAATGACAGAAGAAATCAAAAATAGGCTTTTGCTATTGCGCGAACCATTTCCAGAAAATTTAATGGGGTGGCTGCCAAAGCCAATGCTATCAAAGGATTTGATGGACAAGATACCGAAGCACAATTGCCCAATCTGCAATCAGTATCACGCAAGCGACAAGGTTATGCATCTGTCATATGTTGGTCACGCTGCGCTTACTGACAGGCTTTTGGATGTTGACCCTTTTTGGACTTGGGAGCCTTTATCGCTGAATGAAAAAGGTCTACCAGCTATTGATAGTGATGGCGGCATGTGGATAAAGCTAACCATATGCGGAGTTACTCGCCTTGGCTATGGCGATGCTATGGCTGGCGGACACAAAACAGGCGCAAACGCAACCAAGGAGCGTATCGGTGATGCCCTTCGGAATGCCGCAATGAGATTTGGATGTGCTCTTGAACTTTGGCACAAGGGCGACCTGAACAAGCATAAGAATGTGATCCCTGAAACATTTGAACCTGAAGAGCCAGAAGAAACCTATGAAGATCTTTGCGATAGACTCCATGAAGAAATCGCGGCAATAAAGATTGGTATTGCAAAGAAAGATTTTGCAAGTGCCGCTGATGCATGGCTATCACTCTCTGAAGAAGACAAAATGGCAATCTGGAAAGCTCCAAAAAATGGCGGATGCTTTACAACTGAAGAGCGCACGATTATGAAGACTAGCGAATTCAGAGCGGCAGCAACAAAAATCGAATCACAAAATCAGGAATAAATCATGAGTCACACAATCACTTTTAAACTACAAAAACCCGCCCACCAATTCCAAGCCGGTGATTCGACTGGCTTTGGCATTCGAGGAGGCGTTAAGTATTATGATCGAGAAACCAAAAAAGATGAATGGACAAATTATGAGGCCGTTATATTCGCAAAGTCACAGGCTCAAATTGACTATTACAATCAAGTTCTGGTTCCAGATGCGATTGTCAGTGTTAGCGGCTCGACAATCAAGGTTAAGACATTTCTTGTCAGGACTGGCGATAAAGCAGGCGAGCAATCAATCACTCTAGCATTAAACGGCGCGTTGCTTGAGTACGTTGCAGCACCTTCAGGCCGTGCACCAGATGCAGCTCAGCAGGCTTATCAGAAGGCGGTTGCACCGGCACAGCATCAAATGATTGATGACTTCGAAGACCCACCATTTTGACAAATACATAAACCAGGAGATTGATATGACTGAAATAGAAATGCTTGAAAAAAGAGTTGCTAATTTGGAAAGGGCGATTATTGGTCTTTGGGCGATACTAGATGCATTACAGCCCCCATATGTGAATGAGGCTGGAAATAAATTATTCAAAGATCTATTCGATGCATCAGAGTCTTTGGGTGGGTATCAATCTATGGATTTTGAGCGCTTGGAGGCATCATGAGATCACTAGACGAACTATTCGACACAATGCAAAGCCCTATTGCGCCTTTGGTGGATTGGTCTAAGGGTGAGCAGGAAATGGCAATTGTGCTTTGCATTCAAGAATTGGCAAATAAAACCGAGCTAACAATCTTTGAGGTTTTTAGCGAGGCATGGCCAAATATAAAGGCTTACGCTATTACAGAAATACTAAGCAATATGCTTGATGATATTGCTTTTGCAAAGGCCGCAAGAGAAGCGCCAAACATAGAGGATGAAGACTATCAAGCCCTATACATGCCCCTCGAGCACATCATTAACGACAGAATTGATTTATACAATAGGAGCTGATTATGAAGACAGCAGGAAATATAAACCCGCCTTCTGGAAGTGTTTTAAGTGTTAGAAATGGCTGCATGTTTGTTGATGGAAAACCATTTGTTGTTGACTATCCAGATGAATCAATAAAGTGCATTGAAGACAATAAGCTTGTAACCGTATTTAAGGGGCATATTTATAATTATTGGTGTCATGAAGAAATTGAAGGATATTGGGCTCAAGTCATGATAATTAAACGCCAAAAACACATGTTTGTAGCTCGATGCAACGGACAAATACTTATAGCACCAACAAGGCGCGAGGCGATGGAAATTTTAACCGGGATTATTTATGCCTGAATACTTTCAAACCAATAGCGAGCCGTCATTTAACGCATTTATGAAGCTAGCTCGTGAACTGTATGACGAGCATAAATTCGTCACTTGGTCTTGGCGTATTGGTGCTGATAGGTCGTTAACACAAAACGCGCTGTTTCACGTTTGGCTTACTGAGCTAGCTGCGCACCTGATCAAATGCCATAAAGATGAAATCACGAAGGGCATGGTTGACGGAACAAAGAAAACAGTCAAGGGATTATTCTACCGCGAAAATCCTTTTGATTGGATGGTGCATAAAGTTTACTGCCCAATAACCAAACGTGAGAAAACGGACTACACAAGCTCAGCAGATTGGAAGCAGGGCGAAATGTTTTTAGTACTTACTTTTATGCAGAATTATGCGGCATTAAAACATGGGCTCGTCCTTGAATCAAAAGGCGAATTTAATAGACTACAGAGAGAGCAAAACAGATGAGCGATAAATTACAGTTAACAATAAGCCGAGAGATTTACGAAACAATTCTCAGTATTTTTGAGCATCGAATACCAAGAGAACCAAACGAACATATCAAGAAAGAGTTGGAGCAAGATTACAAAGAGTTTCAGTTGTGCGCCATATGCGGCGATGATGCCTACAATGCTGGCAAGCGAGAAATCCAAAACGAGATTAAATATTTGCTTGGGATTGATTAATGCTAACTAAACAACCAAAGCCGAGAAAATGCCGTGCATGGCTTGAAGCGGTAGGGTCGATTGATTTCTGTGTGCTTTGCCACAGTAACTATATGTTGCAGGTAGCACACAGAAACCAAGGTCGCGGCAAAGGCCAGAAGGCTCCAGACTACGAAACAGCACGACTTTGTCAAGAGTGCCACAACGCTATAGACAACGGCAAAGACCTATCGCAGATGGAGCGGCGCGAGCTTATGCACAGAGCGATAGTACAAACACATTCTATTTTAATCGAACGAGGGGAGCTGGACTTATGGACGGAAAAGAATTAGAAAAACTGCTGCAAGAAAGTTGCAAAATACAGGGCGTCGACTGTACCCGCCTGCGTGATGCCGGATGGCAGGGAGAACAAACGCAGCGCAGATTCACTATAAAAAACATTTGCGATTTTATATTGTTCGCTGATCGAACGCTTGTATATGTTGAATGTAAACACACAAAAACAACTTTGGCTATATCAAGACTAACACAACAGGAGGATTTATTTAAAAAGCATAAGCAGTCAACCCCAAGCCTTTTTTCTGGCTATCTTGTCTGCTATCAGGATGATTTTTATTTCATCACTGCTGGAGCCGTAGAGCATCACATCGAAACTGGCAAGAAATCAATAAGCCTAAATGATGCGAAGATGATTGGCTGGAAAATGCCATTATTTACACCACCAAAGGCAAGAAAGCAGCGCCTAGATATTCTTGCGCTAATTGCCGAACTTAACATTCTATTTTAACCGAGGTGCAATCATGAGCTTTCACGAAGTTATGCGCGGCAAAGAGCCGATACGTTTTCTCTGATCGAAGCGAAGAAGCGAGAATCAGAAGAGCTTGATCAGCTAATTCAGAATTTCATAGCAAATGGAGGGAAAATAACAGACTGCGACTCTGGAAAAGTTGCGCTGGATTTTTCTACCATGCCAGCTCTAATAAATGAATTTTCCGGAAAGCTTGATATCGACAGAGCTGAAAAGCTTGCGAAAAAAAGTCGCAAGAAGGAAGACACAGAAACGGATCTTGCTAGATTCGATACATCAAAAGTAAGAACCAGAAATCGATCGCCGTACGGACAAAACATCAAAAAAACATCAAGCGGTAGGTACCAGGTTAGCATAGCCAATTTTCACGACACGTTTGATACAGAAGAGCTGGCAAAAGCAGCAAGAGACCATAGACGTAAAGTCATGGGCTTGCCTCCGGCGGAGTATTGATATGATCATTCGATTCGGAAGACACAAAGGCACAGGCTTCGGACACATCATCGAGCGCAAAAGATGCGGACACCCCGCGAGACTTAGAAACCGGCGGCTTAAAGTGCAGCTGATAGAAGGGCGCTGGATCGACGAAAACGGACGTGATGTAAATAGTGAAATAACTGACATCTTGATTGCGGGATATATGAAGAGCAGAGCTTAAAATAATTTGTAAATATTCTAAAACAATATAATAAATAGCTTGCAAAGGCGCTCAGTGAGTGTATAGTAACAACATCAGACAACGACAGCGGAGAAAGAAAATGACTAAATTATTGGCGGTTTTCAGCAACAAAAAACAACTTGCAGCCTTTATAGTAAAAGCCAAGGCATGTAGTTTTGATGTGCCTTTCTGCGGCGAATCTGTTGCTACTGTTACATTTACTATATCAGTTAAATCAGCAACTTCATTCGTTTACTCTTTGGCTGACAGACTTGATGGAACGATTTGTAGCGCCGCGCAATAGATGGCTTAAAGTAAGGCCATCTGGATGGCTTTGCGACAATGGAGCTTACATTGCTAGATTTAGATGGGGTTCCAGTATTGTTTATCTGCTTTACAAAGATAAGGCAGAATATGAAAAAGAAGGCGCTGATTATATAACTTTTTATAACCTGAAAGATGCAAAAGCAGAGTGCAACAAATGATCCAAATCAAATACAAAACCAACGCACAAAAGTGCATAGAGGCTAACGCCAAGGCTTACAAGCGCAAGCCTGTGTTTAAGCGAGCAAGGCAAGTAAAGAAAGAATTATTGGCAATTGCTGAAATGATTGAACGCAACGCGGTTTTCAGCGATATTGATTTTAAGATGTTTTAACCAACCAACGACGAGGATAGAGATATGTTGATATTTGTTATTTATTTGATTTCGGTGATTGATGCAATTCTTGGTGCTGCCATACTTGGAATTTTTTTTACTGCTGCTTCTGCAATTCTTGCAATTCCAGTGCTTGATCTTGATGGCAAGGAGGAGATTGCATCTTGCTTAAAGAAATTCATCAAGCCCCTAGTTTTTCTTTCTCTTATTGTGGTTTTTGTTCCATCCAAGCAAACCGCTTATGCAATGCTTGCAGCTTATGGGCTTCAGGAGATATCACAAACAGAAGAAGCCAAAAGAATAGGATCAAAATCTGTTCAGGTTATAGAGAAGGCGCTTGATGAATATCTGAAGGAGGATAAGACCGAGTAGCTTTACCGGAGATTAGCAATAGTCTCCACCCTGAATGGCTCTTGCATGGTGAAAACCTAAAAGGGCGTCTACCGCAAAGTATTGTTGCCCGGCCTGTAAGGGTGCAGATCGAGACAGGGCAGCCTAGATGATGGCCATACTTGAGCCTGAAGTTTTCTAGTTGAGATTGGCTGGCCTGCGGATGCAAGAGCCATTCAGGGTGTGAAATGCAAACATAAGTGTACTACAGTCGTCCCCGTAATTCTGTCGGTCTAGAACCGTGTTGGGCTAGCGACCAGCTAAGCGATAGGTAGTTACCGAGGGGCATTAGTTTGCATGATCGTCAGCCTAGCCGGTCGGGCTAAAAGACCGTATTTTCAGCAGGCGGGATAAACTATTTAATATTGAAAGGTGACTTTAGAAAACAATCTGAAAAATTAAAATCATTTGATGAAATGATAGAATTGTTTTTAGAAAATATGGATAAAGTAAGTAAGTTTTCCGAATTTACCGATGACGGTGTAACTATTATTAATACTAAACTGGCTTCTGTTGGTTCAAGTATTAGAGTTATTAAATCTAAAACTGTTTTTAGAGGAAGGTGATGAGATGAAGATCGGACACACAACAAAGTTTATTTTTGATAACGGCACTTTCTTTGCTGCCCACCTTGATAACGGGAAAGTCCGCTTGGGAATGAACGACATCAAAGCTTTTGACCTGCCTGTCGGCCACCCACACTACGAGGCGGCAGTCAATGCCAACACCGCGGAGGCTGTAGAGGCTGTTTTTGACGACTTACACGACTGAAATAGGAATTTTAATTATGAAAAAATCACAACTAGAAGCTATTGCGGAAATACAAAAAATTTATAAAAAGCATTGTGAAACCTTCGGAGTGGTGTGGTGAGATAGTGAAAATAATAGGTGTGGTAAGGTATCTGCCGAACACATTCTTGATTTATAGACGAGCCGCATAAAACTGAATTTTTTATTGATTATAAATGGGAGTTTGAATTATGACGAACAGATTACATATAGGCGACACCATACTCGTGACAAAACAATTTAACTTGAACGGAAAGGTTGTAGCGTGCGGAAGCTACCGCATAAAGGCGGTAGGCAATTTAGAATTGTTCTGGCGAAATCACTTTTATCGTACAGGAATTGAATTGTTTGGTAAGCATTTTGAAACTTACCCCGAAGTACTTTGTGGCGAATTGGGACATTTAAATTAGACGGAATCGAGATAGTGAAAATATATAGCTAACTGGTAGTGCGCTAGGGTTGTCTAACCCTTGAGATGCAAGTTCGAATCTTGCTATATCCCCTCAATTACAACCGGAGAAATTATGAGAATTGAATATTTTGTTTCGTATGCTCATGAGCGCGGATTTGGCAATATGCAAATATTTAGCAAAAAATTACTAAAATTTAAGGATTTAAAAGAAACTCAGAAAATAATCGATGACACAGGCGTTACGAATTCGGTTGTTATTAGCTATAAGATAATCGGGTTTAGCTTTTTTAAAAGTGTTGACAGCGAGGCATAAATGGATATCTCAGAATTAAAAAATGATCTAAAAAAACAGCTGAATGAAGCTGCGGAATACAATTTAGAGCACATCGAAATTTCATTTGATGAACTTGAACTTATTGTTGAGCGGCTTAGTGAATTTGAAGCCGTCTCTAATGATTTGAAAAATGCCGAGTTTAAAATTATGCAATTTCACGCATCCGTTGCATCCGACGCTTGGGCAATTACATTCCAGACCATGGGTCAATACAGAAGCGCACTATTAAAAATCCTGAACAACAAAGAGGCATAAATGATTAACCTGAAGCTACCAACACCAAAACAGATTAAGAAAGCTCGCGAGAATGCAAAGCTGACACAACTTGCCGCTGCTGAGCTGGTCGGCATGAGTCACAAGACTTGGCAAAACTGGGAGTCTGAAACCAGCGAACATAGGCAGATGGGCTTGTGGCACTGGAAAATGTTCCTCGATAAAACTGATCAGCTTAGTCTGTACACAAAGGGCGAGAAATTTGGCATGCAGGGATCCAGCATTAAAAGCCTTGCCGATGCAATCGAAGGGCTGAAAATGAAGTCATCAGACCGATTTGATGCTGGCGTTAATGCTGCATGTGATGAAATTCTAAAAATGATCAATGACAGGTGGAAGCTATGATGAGCGATGAAATAGAAAAGCTTGTCTACACAAACAAATTGCTTGCTGAAGCATGCAAAAGTCACAGAAATCGAATAGCCGATCTTAAGGAGATATTAATGACTGCAGCAGTGCTTGTATTGACACGACGAAATAATGTGAGCACCGAAGCTGGCGTCTTTGCAACAGTTGAGGCGCATTCGCTTCTGATGCTGGACACTATGCTTGCTGAGTATTTTGATCTTGATTCCGCAGAAGTAACATTTGAAAACATTGACGATCTTATGTCTAAGATACGAGGGCTATAGCAATGGCTGGCATTAACAGCATTATTGAAATGATTGAGAAAAACAGAAATTGTGTTGCTTTTGAATCTCATAAGTATGAAAGAGGCTATAACGAAGCCTGCGACGACATAATCGAGCAGCTGCGCAAGATGGAAGATAAAGAGCCAGAGCTAAGGCGATGCCTTAAAAGCCTGGTCGAAGTAACCAAGCATCTTAATCTGTGCCCAGGTGTAATGTCCGAATGTGAAGACATACTAAAACAATAACAAATCTTTACACTAAATCTTCTTGCAAATACGCTCACTGAGCGTATACTAATCACACACAGAGCAATAACGCACTGGCAACCGGAGAAGAGAAAATGTTAAATATCAAAGAAAAATTAGCTCCGCTTGGTGCGACCCATATCTCACAGCATGGAACCTTTATAAAGGATATTGGCGAAACTTTTCCATGCAGCCCAAATTATCCATGGCTAGGCAATGAGCAAACCGAGGTTTATTGGGAGTGGTGCGACAAGAATCGGATTTGGGATATTCGTTTTGGTCGTCATTTATCTAAAATTTCATTAACAGAGGACAAATAAAATGACAAAGCGAACCGTTAAATCAAGAAAGACCACTGCAATGCACCCAGAGACTGGAGAAATCAGGAAGTTGATTGTGCATAGTGATGGAACCAAACATTTTGATCTTGGCTGTGCATCTGTGCCAGTCAAGGACGAAAGATGGATAGAAGAGTCAAGCGGCAGCATGTTTCAGTTTTGGTGCACGTTTGCCGCATTTATGATTGTGATTGTTGTGCTCACCGCCTTGGAGGTTTACGCATCATGAATTTTGCTGACGAAGAGATCGCAAGAATTGAAAAAGCCACTGCTAAAAAAATAATCGCTATCAAAGGCTTAAAGGTTGACGCAGAAGATATCAACGGCGTAACGGTTAAGGCCTATCTTTACGAAGGTCATTTGTTTGACATGGATTGCGAACCGCTGCACGGCTACGAAGAAAAAAAGGATTGGTCATGGGTTTTATTTGTTAGTGCGTGCATATCGTTTTATCTATTTTATTTATTAATCACAGGTGTTAAATCATGAACAACGACAAAACATACAAAATCAGGGTATCGATGGTATGCAGAGACGGCAGTATTGCCTCTGCTGATCTGGAAGTTGATGCAAAAAACGAGGCAATGGCCAAGCTTGAAATGCAGGATAGATACCCTCTGAGCAAGATTGAATACCTAGGGGAAATGGTTGAGGTGCAAGACGAGCCTAAGCTTTCTTGCTTACTAAGAAGGGCGCTTGCATCATGAAAACGAATCAATACAACGAGCCTGATGTGATATTTCTTCAACTGCACGATCCAACCGACGAAGGCAAAACAGAGCTTGCAGATCCAAAAGCTGACGGGGTGACATGGTGTTGGGAGCAGATACATCATAACGATGTCGAATACATCCGCAAGGACTTATACGACGAACTCAAAACCCAGATCACAGCCTATCAGCTTACTATTGAAAATATGGAAAGCGCGCGGAAGATACCTAAAGAAGTTTCGCATCATGACGCATTGCATTATGGCGAAACAGATTGGTGCCGAGGTTATAACGCCTGCATTCGTGACATGCTATCAGCAAGAAAAGGTGAATCATGAATCTATCAGCACTATCACCCGAAGCCGTCTCTCTCTACAAAAAAGAGCTGATGATGGCTTACAAAAGGTTAGCGTTTGAAATGCTTATTGCTGTACTTTTGCTTGTTGCGATTGCGGTTATAAATCACTGGGTTTTGTTTCCGATTACTGCGCTGATGGCAATTAAAATCTGGTTTTCGTGGGACAGCCTGGACTTGCTGAAAAAAGGAAAAATAACTTATCTAAAATTTGAAGAGTGGGAGAATTTACAATGAAAGTAGGTGATGAGGTATATCTAAAACACAATCCTTCAATGAAGGGGGTAATCCATTCCGGCTCAGGGCATCTAATATGTGTTGATTGGGCGAATGGTGTATCTGACACTCATTGGGGCTCGTCATTAATCCTTGCATCGGAATACGAAAACCTGAAAGAGCCAAAAGGCCACCCAAACGCCAGCATACTCATGGAGATAGCAAAAGAAGCGGCTGTTAATCCGGAATACTGGAAAGAGTTTCAATGGTATCATGATATCGACAAAATTTGGCATTCGTGTAACACAGAAGAGTCACTATTAATTGCTGTTTATGAAGTGCGCGAATTTCCCAACCAAATAGTTCGCCGCAAGCCCCGCACAATCCGCATAGGAAACTATGATGTGCCTGAGCGAGAGAATAGAAATATTTGGATTGATAGCAATCACAAGAACATTGTTAATGTTGCCTGCGATGATACAGGGCAAGCCGAGCTAATGCTAAAAGCACTTCAGGAGTTGCTGGGAGCGAAGAAATGAATTTAAGCAAAGGCGAGTTTATCACCGAAGATGAGGGTGATAGTTTTATTTAATTAATGAGGCGATAAGGTGAATATTTCAGTCAGGCAAGAAAAAGACGGCTGCTGGTATGTCGTAGATGAAAAAGGTGAGCGTTATCCTCAATGCGGCAGGTGGTCAACCGAAGAGCTTGCAAAAGAACAAGCAGCTTCGTTTTTGCGCAAACATGGATATTCAGCTGATCTAACGAACAGCATCGATCAAAGCATTAAGCTGTAACGTAATCCGATAAAAAAGGTAAAATATATATCATCTTGAGGATAGGCGGTCGGCACCCAAGAACGGGTTTAATTTAATCAACTAAGAGGCTTTAAATATGGACAAAGAAAATTTGAGTTTTGGCAATGCGGTAGAAAAAATGAAACTTGGCGATAAAGTTGCCCGTAAAGGCTGGAACGGAAAAGGGATGTTTCTCTTTCTGATTTGCGGCAACGCATGGGAATTCACTACTGATGTTTCAGGTGTTGATGAAATTGATACGCTGCCATTTATTTGCATGAAGACAGTCGACAATAAACTTGTTCCTTGGCTGGCTAGCCAGACTGACATTTTGTCAAATGATTGGTGTGTGATCGATTAACAAATAATCACTTAACCGCATCAATCAAGGCATTCAACTGTAAAGTAATCTCGTCACATCGAGCCGTTATTCTGACAAGATCTCTTGCAATTTCTGAGTCGAGTTCGGCTCGTGTTTCTGTAGTAACTGCGCCGGAATTATCGGTTTTACTGGTTTGCACACAGGCTTTGACTTTTGGCTTGAGCACGCAGTCACCAGACTTAAGGCAAGCGTTAAGCTGATCAATTTTAGTTTGCGCATGTTTAAGATTCTCCAGGTATGCAATATTTGATTTTTCGATGTGCTCGTTTAATTCTGCAATTCTGATTGATGCTTGGCGCTCGCTTTCTATCATTGATTGCTCGCGATCAAGAATTTCTTCCGAGTGCTGCAGTTTTAACTGTGCAATCTTTCGATCAGATGACAGCTTGTTAAATCCTATTCCGGCACCAAAGCAAGTCGTACAGATAACAGCAATGACAGCCGCATAGGCGTAGGCTTTGTATTTACTCAGAACTTGAGATATATCTGATAAGGTTGCTTTTGGAAGACTGATTACATTACTCATCTTTTTTCGCCTCTTTGCCTTTGGTTGTCATCCACGATTTATCCCATATTGCATGACCGGTTGCAAACGCCAAATATATGACCCACAAGTCCCAATTAAATTCATCTTCGGTTATGTTCCAGTAGACAAAAAATATTGCCGCTAGAAAGTGAGCGGTACATGCTGCAAGGCGTGACATTGAGATATGTCCGTCTACGTGTGAACAGACCAAAGAGCCAAGCATTTTTGTTAGCAGTTTGCTTAACATGGTTTACCTCACTATCTGTAACTCTCAGTAACAACGTGATCGGAACAGTAACAATTCTTTGCAAAAGGAGCGTTTGGACATAGGCAATTTTTGACGTACAGGAAGACAGCTATTGCTATCACGATTGCGAGCCCGATTAGTAATTTTTTCATCAGATAAGCCTGTAGTATTCGTTTGCTAAATCCGCTATTTTTTGAGCGTGATCAGTGCCGTTAATAATTTTACGCGCACCCACGTAATCGGTTTTTGTCTCGTTGATATAGTCAGACAGCTTTTTGCCGGTGAATATGCCGTGCTCCATTCCGTATATCATTGCGAATAGCGCGTTGTCGTGCTCAAGCATTCGATCAGCCGCAGACATCCCAGACGTAAAGTCTTGTTTCAGAATGTTTTCGAATTTCAGGTAATTTTTTCGCCACGTGATTTGGATATATCCGCGACCCGGGAATAAAACGCCATCCCCAGGCAATGCACCCATCTTTTTAGCAAGTGCAGCGCGCTTTGGATCAGTGGATTCTGGGTCGTACATTTTGGTAAAATAAAGCTTACTCCCATACTCCATTATTGGTTTCATAGTTGCTGCTGTTTCGTGCCAGCATGTGGCCAGCATATAAGCAAGATGACGCTTATCGCCAGTCCATGCGTCGATTATCTTTTGAGTGTTGCCGCGCTTAAGGTCAATCATTGTTTTTCTTCCCGCAGGTTATTAATCCGTATTACTCGCTCAGCAATCTCAAGTTTGTTTATTTCTATTTGCTGCTCGTTTTTTACAACTGATTGCTTGTGGTGGCGGATGACATAGATAAGCGCAATAACACCAAGAAGGGCAGAAAGTTTGCCGATATTGTCAGGAATCAAGTCTATCAGCCACGCGAGATTAATCCCGAGCGTTGTTGCGATTGTTGCGATTGATGCCTTTGTTTCTGACCAGTTCACGCAATGCCCTCCATGTTGTGATGCCTGCGTATATCGTCACGGCGGCGATTATAATTAATGCTGCAATCTGTTCTGCGTCCAATCATCACCCCTATGCTCAGCAGTATCAGTAATTCAACAGCAAAAGCAAGGTTTGATATGTCAGCGATCAATATCTGTGCACCTATCATTCCGGGCTGCCACCGTAGTGCAATTATTGCACAGACGAGACACACAAAAAACTCAATTGCAATTATCAATGCCAGCTCTTTGCAATCTTTTCTGCAGTAGTCGCATACAGCAACAATAAAGCCGCTTTTTATCGCGGCTTCGGCTAAATATGCAAATGACATTTCAGAAAAAAACATCGGAGACATGTAAATCGCAATCACAGTTAAAAATGCAAATGCAAATCTCATAGTTATTCCTGCTTTTCGTGTTCTTCTTCCGGAGGATTGCCACCACCTCCGCCACTAGAACTTGATGATCCGCCACCGCTCGGAGGATTTGGTGGTGGTGCTGGTGACATTGAGTAGATCGGTAAAATTGGCATAGCAAGCTCCAGAAATTAATGGAAGTTTATTTTAGCATAGGATCAGTATTCAACCCAATAATCATTGCTTTGACTGTTGATAAAGTGCTTTGATGCTCCAGACGCAATTGTAGTTGCGGCATTGTACGCAAGTCCTAAAATCCTTTCGCCAGAAAATGGATACACTTGTATTGTGCTGCCACCCTGATTTGCAACGATTATCACATCGACTTCTTGTGATGCTGTTATTTGCGGTAGTATGACACTAGAATTAAGCGCTCCGCCTTGACAGATTACACACTTGGTTCTGATTTTTGTGGCTGTAACTTGTGTACCTGCTGCATTTGGCGTGATTATTGGCTGGCTTTTTACCACCAAACGATTTACCGGCACGGCATTTCCGCTGTGCGAGATTGCAAGCTGAGCAGTATTCGATTCATCAGCTAAGTTGCCGCTGCTATAATTTCCGACCAGTGATCCATGTTTAGCAGATCCAAAATCAACAGGATAGTAATTAACGTCAGATTCTTGCGAGCTAGACAGCAGAAATGTGTTATTTTGCACATTAACGCCATCGCTAGTTCCCGATCCAAATTTCACATAATTTGTTCCGCTGTTATTTTCAAAATACATAGCTTCAACTGTGACGCCATTCCCTGTTGCAATTTCTGCGAGCGGGACGGTAGTATTTTGACAAAGACCTGACTCAATGCTTGACCCTCTCAAAACACCAGTGAATTTAAAACCCAGTCCAGCGCTCTCAAATTCGCAATCAACAACTCTAATATCATACCCATCTAAATTTTCTAAAAATGTGCCGTTATTGCCCCTAAAGTGGCATCGGTAGAACTTGATTGACTGCCAAAAATCTGTGCCCATCCCTCCGCGAAACCCTCTAAATCTACACTCCTCGAATGCAAGTCGCAGATATTTTTCATTGAAAATGTAAGCTGACGCACTAGCAATTGTGTTCTCGAAAACGATATTTTTAAAAACAGTAAACTCTGTGACAGGTGATTTTGTATAAAGACCAGCAGCTGGACCATAGGCTGCGCGGCTGTCAAATAGAGTGAATCCTGTGCTAGTCAAAAAGCCGGATGACTTGCCCTCCCCCTCGATCACAAACAGATTAACAGTAGCGTCAACAGCTCTGTCAATATAAAGCACTGAATTGATTTTCGATCTGCCATCGACTATCAGTTTTTTTGCCGGAATCGATGCAGGTTGTGGCAAGCAGTAGTCAATAGCTGCTTGCATTGCAACTGTGTCATCTGTTGTGCCGTCAAGTCGGCATCCGAACCAAGATGTTTTTCCCGCACTATCCGCGCCTAGTCTTTTTAGCCTCACACCAGTGGTTCCGCTTGCAAAAATGGTTCCGTTGTTTGGCGTGTCTGTACTGGCATATGCCTCCAGCTCGCCGCCCCCCTTCCCTGTTCCTGCATGATACTCCTTAAGATAATAAGTCCTCCCCACCACTACCGGAGTGGATGCTAGTGCGGAGAAGTTTTCGATTACTGTAGGTTTATCAGACAGCTCATCATCAATTTTTGCTTGTAAATTTTCAGATGTGATGTACTTAGTGTCGTCTGTTCCAGCCATCGTTTCGGCGTTACTTGCTTTTAATGCAGCCAGATTTGCAGGGGTTACAGCCTCATCAGTTGCTACTTGCGCCAATGTAGATGCGTTGCTTGCAGTTTCAATAGTGCCGGAGTACCCAACGGCGGAAACTTGTTTGATTGCGTCAAAATAGGTCGATGCCCCAAGCATAGAAACTGTGTTGTCAGCGTTCTTTCTTGGGAAAGATACGGACGCCCCATCGGCAGCCTGCATAAACGCCTTGCCTGCGTTGGTAGGGACAAGTAAATCGTCTAGCTGTGCGCCGCCTGTGTCAGTAAAAATAGCCAATGATCCGGCGACCGAAACGTCTGGACCAATAACAAAACCAACATCTCTATATTCAAGCTGATATGTTGCAGTATTCCCATTATCCAAAGCTATATCATCAACCCCAGGCGCAAGATTGGTTATCTGATAAAGCCTGTATTCTGTCTCTTTGCATCTTACCCATGTTGGGTTGTCTTCATCCGCCTCTAAATCTGCATTCTGCAAAAGCTCGATAGTTGGATAGATAAACGGCGAAAAACTTTCATCTTTTATCTGCGCAAATAGATCTGGTTTTGGTATTTCTCTATCAACGCCATTTCCGAACACATTAAATGAGTAATCGTCTGGAACTCTATTGATCGCAATAAATTCTGATTTTTTCTTGCTCATTAGTTTGGCACTCCGATGGCTTTAATATATCCAGCTTCAACTGTTGTTCCTGTCGCTGACGACACAGCTTGAGACCATTTTAAGGCCAAGCTTGTTGCACCACTCTCTAGTCTCACCATTGCGTTAAATGTGATATAAGAGTCTGCGCCAGCAAGCCCGGCAGTGAATGATGCGGATATGCTACCATCTTTTGCGACCGGAGTTGTAACGCTGTCTGTCTGCGAAAATATACAGCTAAATATTGCATTGTTGACACCATCGTCAAGCGTCAATTTAATTCCGTTGCCTGCGCCACCACCTGCATCATTCCACCGAATTTGACCCTCTACAGCATAAATCCATCCAGTTGTAAGCCCTGTTAAAACAAGATCTGGATCTGCTGTTTCGGTAGTTGTTGAGGATCTTGCAGTTGAGCTGTTTTTTCTTGCCATGAACGTCAAATTTCTGGCAATTATATCCTCTGTGACAGTTAGGTCTCCGGTTACAGTATTATTAAAGCTCAGATCATCCCAAGATGCTCCTGGCGGGGTATTTGTGTTTCCCGCAATATTCGAGGCATACAGTCGTCCATCAAGTATAACTATTTCATCATTCGCATAGCCGCCAACTTTGTCGGGGTTGAAGTATTCAATGATCGCTATTTTTGACCACTCACCCGCTGATGATGGATTTGTTGGTTCATTGCCTTTATTTCCGTTGGTCTGTGATCTGTAATAGAACCCATCAGAACCTCTGGCGATTTCATTTATGATGTAGGTCTTTTGGGAATTCCAAAGGTCAAATTGCGAGGATTCAGAACTGAAATCAACATCGCGAGACCATTGCAAAACACCGGCAGCGTCATAGTATTTAACCCTGTACTCGCCGTCACCAAAAATGCTTGGAACCCTACCCTCTCCGCTTAGCGTTACTGGATTTGTTAGTGCTGATGCACCATCAGAATCACTGTAAACATTCTTTAACGTAGTATCACTGCCAGATTCATAAAAATATAGCTTTCCAGCCGATCCTAAATCGCCATTCGTTTTTAAAAGTTGAGGTACTGGGTTTACAAATCGTTTCATTCTGGCTCCGATTGCGGCTCTATTGCCGCTGCTCTATTTAATTCAGCCTCAAGCCTTGCTGCTAATTTCTCAAACGCCGTCGATCCTTTTTCAACGCCCTGCATTCTGGCAAGAATATCTCTAACAGCTTTTGATTCGTAGGCTCTTGACATTAATCCATAGCCAGCAAATCCAGCCGTTCCAGCTCCGCCAGTTGCGCCAATGTCGGCCATTATAGCAACTGGGGCTCCGATTTGTATTGATTCCTGTCCAGATTTTGTTACAACTCCAGCCCTACCGGCCTCTTTTGTGTAAGCTAAGTAATTGATAAGCCCGTTAAGGTCTCTCCCTTCTTTTCCGCTAAAAAAGACACTGGCTTGGTTTTTTAATCTCTTCATTTCGCTCAAAAACTTATCAGGGCTTCCGTCTGATTTCTCAAATGCACGCTGTATAATTGCCGCCCTTGCGTTTTTTCTTCCTACGGTGTCCAGCGACGAAAACAGCACTTTAACTTCATCTTCATCACTAAAAAGCATCTTGCTAGCTTCTCCGGGCTTTACGCTCCCTTTGTTGAATATGTTTTTTAGCTTTGTGTTTTTTAGCTCTGATGCTTCTCTTGCCCAAACAGCATCGGCTTGCTTCATGCTGGCGGCCGCATCTGGGCCAAGCTTTGACGATACAGCCCTAGTGATATCATCTGACATTGCTTTATATACGCTATCAATTATTCTCTGTTCTGTATCAGTAACCACCGGAGAATCACCTTTTATGGTTTCTCGAAACTTGGTGCGGTTTTCTCTCAATAAATTTATGTTTTGCGCCCCAGATGCTATATCACTTCTAACATTTTTTAGGGTGTTCACTAATTTTGGGTTTTGTATAGCTCCGGCTTTAGTTAATCTTGCTATCTGATTATTAATAATGTTGATAGTTGAGCTTGGTGATATAACAGTATCACCCATCTGGCTCGCTATTTGGGTATAGCGCTTACCAGCAGCGTTTGCGATTTTGTCAGATTTTCGCATCAATGAATCAAATATTTCTTTTTCGCTCGGGGCGCCATATTGCTCATATGTGGACTTAATGGCCTGCGTTCTCGCTGCCTGCTGCTCCGCCCTGATGCCTCCGGTTCCAGCAACTGGTATCTTTTCAGCCAATGACTGCGCAGCCCTGCCTGCAAATGTTTGGGGCGGTGAGATATCGCTGGTCAATAGCGGCAAATCCTTATCCTGAGAGTATCGAATTGCGCTTTCGGCTTCTGCGGTTGGCTTTCCAACAACACTACGATAAGCAGCTCCTGCAGCTTGGGTTATTGGTTTAAGCACTAATGGTGCAGCGCCACCAAAGGCCGCGCCCATTTTTGCATTCTCGATAGCCGACTCATCGTCAAGGGTAGGCTGGATATATCCAATACCTGCACCTTCAGCTGCACCCCTTATCATTTGTATCGGCAATTTAGCCTGCGCGCCAGGAATCGGTATTGCTGCCATTTGGCCACCGATATTCCCGACCGTTGATAAAATTGGTCTTGCCTCTTGTATCGGCTCGTATGACTCCCGAGCTTGGGTCTCTCGCTTGTTGTACCCGGCTAGATCTTGCGAAAGCTTTATAGCCTCAGACTGCATTTTATCAAGCTTGCTCAGATTCTCCCTGTTCACAGGGATTGATCCTGATTGCATATCTGCGTCTAATTGTGATGCCATGCTGTTTAGTTGGTCTAGGCGATAGTTATAAAGTTTCTGTGCGCTGCCACCTAACGCCTGCTCAACTCCTCGAACAAAACCTTTTCCTACAGCCTCAGCTCTCCCAACCGGCTCTGCCTGATCATATTGACCAGACTTTAACGCATTAGCCAAAGCTTTTGCGGCGGCCTGATCGCCAGCGGCATGAGCATTTCTTAGCGCGCTTTCTAGCTTTTCTTTAGTCGGCATACTGATTTACCAGATCGTCAATTGATATTTGAGGCGCTGGCGCTTGATTCTGTGGGGTAAATGATTGCCCTGCATTTCCGTATATTCTTGCCATGGCCGATTCCAATGCTGCCTCGGCTTCATCCGGGCTGATATTGGGATTGGCAAGGGTTGTTGCTGATGCCAAAATAGCATCGGCTTCTGTGTTAGATATAGCGCCCTGCCCTGCCAGCTGTCCTCTTGCTGCAAGGTTCAGCATACCGATAAGCTGGTCGCGCTGAACCATTAAATCAACGCCTTTTTGCGATCTGAGAACCTCTGGATACCACTTTTCTCCTTTGCCATAAATCAAATCTAGATCAGACGATCCTAGAGATTTGTATATACGCTGCGCATCAGCAAGAGTTGTCATCTGCCCCTGCTGCTTAAATAGTTTCTCAGCCTCAAGCTTGGCTTTTGTTCTTGCATCAGTGGTTAATCTTTCAATTTCCGGCTGTGTGCTCTTAATGACATTTTGCTCAGCCTGCTTTTTAGCTCCTGATTCAGCCGCCAGCTGCCCAACCCTCTCGCTAGCAGTTAAGCCATAGCCACCAGCAACAGACAATTTTCCTACCGGCTTGGTGTCACTACCATCGACAGCGGCAACAACCCCGGTAACTTGACCAGTTCTTGGGTCGCGCTTGCTTGTCGAGAAGAATAGATTACCCTGCTCATCCTTTAGGGTTTCTTGGGCGCCGAATTGCTGCTGAGTCTGATTCTGTGGCACAACTGAAGACAAAACAGCGTCAGTCTGACCGATCAACTGATCAAGGCCAGCATCATCCATAGGTGTTTGTGCCAAAACATCAGGAGTCACACCAATGGAGGCTAGCATTTGCTGATCAAGTGATTGCACAAATTGCTGGCGTGCTTCCGGCGGTGTTTGTCTGGCCTGCTTCATCAGTCGATTCATTATCCGAAGATTGCGCATGTTCATCTGGAAATCTGTGTCAGCATTGCCTTGTTGCATAGCTTGATTTTGTAGATTCCCGCGCTGAAGCTGTTGATTAGCCTGCATTCCGCCAAGGATGTCCTGACCTAGATTGATGCGCTCCGGCTGTCCGATTTGCGCAGTAATAGGGGATAACATTCCTACCATTACATTCTCCCGCCAAGAAAGTTAAAATTTCTGAATCTATCACGAATATTCAAAGGGATATTTTGCGGAGCTTGAATTTGTGCTTGCGGCTGCATTTGTGGCATCTGCTGAGGCGTAAAGTTAGGCATCATTCCACGCACTGATTGAGCAAAAGCAGGATTATAGCTTGTGCCTTGCATCTGTGGCATTAGCATATTTTGCTGCGGCTGATACATAAATTGCATCGGAGACAGCATGTTTTGCTGTGGTTGCGGTTGATTTTGGGTGATTCCGCCAATCATTCCGCGCTGATAATCGCCCTGCCTAAGTCTTTGCATCATGGGGGTCATCATAATTACCTTTGCTGAGCTAACCAGTTTTGATAGGCTGATCCAGTATAACCGCCTTGGGTATTACCTCCACCAGACATGGCACCACCAAATGTTCCACCCATGCCAGCATAGGTGCTAAGTCCAGCACTTAGATCTTGCGCCCACGCCGGAGCATTCTGCGCTGCGTATAAATTTCCGCCAGATTGCGCCACACCTAAATTTTGCGCCAATTGGCTTTGCTCACTTCCAGCCCCTGTGTAAATATTCCCAGCAGTAGTTCCTTCATTTGCATATAATTGTGATATTCCCTGCTGTGTTCCACTGAGCAAATTAGCCTGCTGCCCGTAAATTCCAGCAACATCCCCGGCTTTTGATGCGTTCAAGTTGGCAAGGATTTGACCCATATTTTGACGAATACCAGAGATAGCTCCCGTAGCAGCATCGCCGCGATCAGTGAATCCAGAAAGTCGATTGTAATAATTGCCGTAATCCTGAAGCGCACCACCAAGCGCATTCTCTTGCAAGGCCTGCATAACGCCGGTTTGTGCATCAAGACCACCACCAAGGGCGGCGGCATTATTCAATATAGATTGTTGTTGGCGCTTTTGAAGCCATTCGGTTCCGGGAGAGGATTGGAATTCAGCATAAGCCTGTCTTTGTGCATCAGCGCCAAGCAGCCCATTCAATGCAGCTTGTTTGTAAGATGACATTTGGCCGGTTTCGTAGGCAGGTTGGTATAATTCTTCTGCGCCGCCAAATCCTTGTTGTATGTCACCGCGAGCCAGATCATAGCCTTGAGACAAGACATTTCCAGCCTGATCAAGCAAAAGTCCGCCTTGTTGCGCGCCCTGAGCCAAAGCTCCTCGCGCATTTGCAAATGATGGCTGCAGGTAATTTATGGCTTTTTCTGTGAATTCACGCTGCTGCTCTTGTGCAGCTTGAACGCCTTTCGCCTGTGTCTTTGCCGCACCTTTTGCAGCATCACCTTGTTTTTTAGCGCTATATGCACTTACCGCCATCGCTCCAACTGCTACTGCTGCTGGCATATATCAGCCCTCTCTATTGCGTAGTTTTCAACGTCAACTTTTTGACCATTCTTAATCATTGCGTTTCCGTATCCGGTAAATTTAAGACCGCACCTTATTGCCAATCTTTTCGCAAGAGGATTATCTATTGGTGCATAACTGGTAATTCTGTCTACATCGGTCTCTTTAAAGACTTTTTGCAATACAAGATCGCCGAAGTCTTTCGCCTTACCCTTTGCAATCGGCAGCATACAAGTGTGAATTTCTGCCTCTTTATCCCTGAATACGAATAGAAATCCACCCATAATCTGCTCGTCATAATAACATAAAACAAAGCGAATTGAATCTGTCAAAGTTACCTTAAAGTCTTCTTTAGGTGGACACGTATCATCGGATATAAAAGCATAAATTGACCTCATTATTTCAGTGGCTAACAGGCTGTCATCAGTCCAATCTAGCCTATAGCCACCCATGCTGTGCTCCCGTCAGTGTTGACATAGACTAAAGTTCCAGCTGATCCCGTATTGTTAAAGTAAAGTTGTTTTTTATTTGCAGTAACAACCCCGTCAGGATCGCCATCACCCTCTAACATATCAAGCCTGTTTAAAAGCTCGGTAACTTGGTCTATCCATGCGCGCATAGTCTGCTCTGTTCTACCGTCAGCATTAACAACAACATCCGATCTGTGAGGAGGTGTGATCATATTGCATTCACCATTAGCCGGTTGAATGACGCAGGATTTTTGCCTGTGTATGTAATTTCTAACATTCTGGTATTGGTGAATGATCCCATTCTATCAAAAATAACCCTTCGCCCATACTCACCAACAGCTCCAAGCCCACGGGTCAGCGGCTCGCTCCATGTGAAGCCCCCATCATCAGAGAACCTCATGGCGACCACATCGCCTTCCTCGTAACCAACATCGAAATAAACCTCAATCGCATAGACACGCATCACAGAGCCTTCATTAGTGAATGGCTGTGTGACTATCTTGCGGTGAATGTTTATTTCATATTCAGTGAATGCTTGGTCTGAAATCTCACCAAGAATGCCTTGATCGGAATCAAGAACAAAAACACGGTTGTAAGCCTGTTGAATGGCAGTAACCCGCCAAGGCGCATCTATGTAATTTGCACCATCTGGAATACGTGAGCGTCTTTCATGCCATCTGCTTGCGGTTAGGTCGTAAACAAAACAATAATTGCCAATCTTCAGGCATGAAAACTCAGCCCCGTTTTGAGAGTGGCGCATTAAATATGAATTTTCCACTGATTGAACGTCTTCATTCTGAACAATGAAGTCCAGAGGCTCAGTGCTTATTTTGTTTGGAACACCGTTAAACAGCCAGACAGACCTTTCAGCATTCTCACCGGATCCGACAAAGATAAATGAATCTCTGAAATTAGTCTTGGCGCCAACAGATGCAAGACCTGAATCAATCACCGCCCCGATAATAGGGCGGAATGCAAACTCTAATTGGGCCTGATCAGAAAATGGAACCGTTACAGTCTCACCAAAACAGTAAAGAGTATTTCGGTAAACAATAAGGCCGACATTTTTAGGATATTGAACGACTGTGTATTTATTTAAAGCGTCATACACCAAGCCCTGATTTAGATCAGAGTGGAAAACGATATTAGTTCCGGTCTGAGCAAATACAAAGCGGGAGTTAATTTGAACTACATCGCGAACGGGGCTTAAAAAATTGGTTACGCCATACAAATCAGTGATTGCTCCGCCCACAGCATAGTGATATGCATATTCATCAGGAACAACTATAGCTAGTTGATCTTTAGTAGCTGTCATCTGACAGCGCTTATTGCCAAGAATGGTTCCGATTTCAACTGACGAAAAAGAATCACCCGAAGGGGTTGCAGTTCTGTCGATTCGATAAAGTTTCTCGCCAGCAACAACGTATAAAACACCACTAACCAAGTGCGCGCCGCGACCGATTCCATCAAGTGAATTTAATACCTCAATAAGGCCAGGACAGGCATAAAGTGAAGTCTCGCTTAATCCAGCAGATTCCAGATCATTTGGATACCAGTTAACACACTGTTGAGACGACAAAGGTTTTGATCTGGATTTATAGAATCCATTTGTAAACGGTAAAGGGCGACGACCTAATTTGTTAGCCATTATAGAAAACTCAACCCAAATTTAACTTTTTCCCATTTAGCAGGCTCTTTACCATAGGCTCTGTTTCTTACATATTCTGGATCAGGCTGGAACGGTAACAGCCAATTTACCGGAGCAGGCAAGTTTTTATCCCTCCAATCAGAGTAACCTTGCATTTTATCAGCAACATCAAGAAGCATGGGCGCAACCGGTGCGCGCACTTGATCTTTGTTGATCCGAGAGCCTTGCCTTTTGACATATTAGCTACCCTCTAATTCTGTGTAACCGCCATCCTCTGTTAGCTCCAAGTCATCATCGGCACATGGATAAAATACAGATCCACATCCAAGATCCTGATTGCCAGATCCCATAGGCAAATAGCTTGGTGGTGCTTGTGACACATCCAAAGTGATGTGTTTTAACATGTTTGTATAAGCCACGTCAGCAGCCAATTTAATATCCATCAATCCCTCAAAGCTGCCAAACTGCGGAGCAAGCCTAGCCGCCAAAGCAGCAACAGCCCACTCCTCAGCATAAGGTGGAATAGTTACCTCATCCGAGACTGAATCAATAACGCTATACCCAAGACCAAGGTAATCATACGACTGCATAAATCGATTGCCGTATCTGATTGCTGTTTGAGTCATTGCGGCTGTGATAGGCTGCTCTGATGCCAGAACACCAAGCTCTTGATATGCGTCTCTGATCCACTCTTCAGCTTTCACTATTCAGCCTCTTTTTGTCCGCGCTTATTTTTTGTTGCAACCTCAACTTCAACCTTCACCGGCTCTGGCTCTGGCTCTGGCTCTGGCTCTGGCTCTGGCTCTGGCTCTGGCTGGGCGACAACAATTTCATCAGGAAGTTCACGCACTGACTTAACAAAGCCAGCTTTTTCCAGAATAGCCCATCCATCACAATTACAAACAACCTTTACAGGCTCGGATTTAATACCATGAAAAACAGGAAAATATAATGTTTTATCCATACATACCTCAAATAGAAAGGGGGATTTCTCCCCCGATCATTATACACCGTGACCGCGACCGGCCATATGTGGATTTACTACACCGAATGCTGCCAACAAGTCAAAACGAACTTTGTTGGTGTTTGCATCGCCGTTAGCATACTTACTTACGCGGATAGAGAAACCATCTTTAGTGGTAATGTAAGCATCGGTTGAATGCAAACGTGGAAGCGGGATAGTAGCCATGGTGAACGCGTCTTTATGGAAGAACAAGTTTGGCTTGTACACAGTATCAGCAGCGCCCAACAAGGTAATTACATCGCCTGCAGTGATGGAGCTGTCGATATTGTTGTACTTGTTGTAACTTGCTTCGTAAATCGCATTACCACTGATAGTGATAGTTGCAACACCTGAACCGGCGGTATCAGTAGTAGCTTGGACAACACCAGTGAACTTAACTGAGTTACCAGAAGCATCAACAATCAGCTGGCCGGTATGTGGGTTAACACGGTTACGACCAGTGATTTGAACAACGTCACCAACACGGAAAGCAGCTGTCAAAGAAGCAGAGAACGCAGTAACCGAAATGGTCTGAGTAGTTGCATCTTTGTTGCCGTCCCAAGTTTGGGTCACAGTGCCAGTGATAGTACCAGCGCGGTCAGTAGCAGCACCAGACTGGAATGACTTCAAGCAGTTAGACGATAAAGCTGTCAGACCACCGAAGTTCTTAGACACAAGTGAATTTCTCCATGCATCGTTAACCAGTGAATCATCACCATTGCTCAAACCTTTCTGTGCGTCAGCCAAGGCTTGCTGAGTGCCTGGAGTCATCACGTAGTAACATTCAGTAGCAGGTGCGCCGATATCAGTTAACAGCGTGTTAGCAGCGGCAACATCAGACCACTTGGTTACAGCGGTACCCGGAGTACCTACCAACAGACCGCCACCCAATAACATGCGATTAGCAATATCCAATTCCAACTCTGTGATGATTCGAGTAGCCAGAGGCTTCATGATTTCATCCATAGAGTCCATTTTTAACGCTTCGTCGATAATGTCCCACTCTGCGAAAGTGGTGAACATATCCATGACTGTTACAGGCACTTGACCGGTTTTGATATCATCAGTTAAACCAGTGATGTTACCGCCTGATGTGCGAGTGATCTTACTTTCGTAAGGCTTGCGAACATAAATAGTAGAACCGGTGAAAGGAGAGAATTTACCTTCGGCAATCGTTGAATTGATTGTCTTGGTCAATACTCGTTGTGATTGAAAAGCCTTGCCAAAACTGGTGGCAATGCGCTTCTCTACGTTACTTGCAAAATTGTTAGCCATGATCTAACTCCTATTCAACTATGAACCCGTGCTTATCGCTTACGGATTTGCCAACACCCCTTGAGCCTGATACTTGTTTTGGCGGAGGCGGTGCAGATTGTTTTTTAACCGGAGCAATTCTTGGGCGCACATATCGCTCAATGTATGACGCCTGCTGAACTGGCGTCATTTGAGAAAGCTTATAAAGCTCCTCAAAATTCGTTCCAATCTCAGCAACTAATGCAGGGCCTTGTGGGTCAGCGAGGAAGAAATCCTCAAGAGCTTGCCCAACACCTGCTTCATACAAATTTGTCGACGCTTCATGCAAAAGCTTCTTGTCTATTCCAAGCTCATCCACTTTTTGCAGATAAGTTTGCTGTGACTGTTGCTTTTGCTGAATATGTACGCTCTTTAATTGCTCCTCCTGTGCTTGTTTTTGCGATTCGTATTCGCGCTGCTTTATCAGTGAATCATTGTAGGCTTGGTTCTGACGGTTGAATTCCGCAGGGTTTTCGATAGCAAGCTCGGCATCCGGCATGCTAACTACTTTTGGCGGCTCAACTTTGTCAACCTTAGCCCTTAACTCTCTAATTTCAGCTTCAAGCTGTCTAGCTTTTAGTGCCTCTTTAGCTCTCTCCCGTGTAAGCTCGCCCAATCGACTTTCGATAGGCTTACGCTTCTCCTCAGGTAAATCGCTTAAATCAACATAGCCGGACTTGGGTTTTTTACGTTCTGAACTCTCCTCAGGTTCGCTTTCTTGCTCTTCGGGTTCACTGGCTTCCAGATCCTCTTCGGGCAATTCAACTTCTACTGATTCATAGTCGCTATCTTCTTGCATACGCTAAACCTCATGGGTCACTGTGGATAAATTGTACATCAAAATCATTTAAAATAAAATCACTGCATTCCATCCATAGCCTTTGCAGTATCATTAAACGCCCCAACAGCGGCATTATTTGGAGCCTCTACTGCACTGAGCTTCTGGAGTATGTCGGCCATCTTGTTCAACATATCAACCATCTGGTTTTGTTTCTCATCAATCAATTTTATCTTCTGCATATCCTGCTCAAAGTCCATCTTCTGCTGAGCCTGTTCTGCCTTTATCATTGCGGTTTGCGCTTCAACAACAACCTTCTGCGTTTGGGCTTGAGCTTTCTCAGCTTCTGCCTGTGCAACTATTTCCATCGGGTCTGGCTTTTTAGGCTGCTGCGCCATCTGTGCAGCTATTTGCTTCTCTTGTTCAGTCAATTCGTCTTCTGGGATTTCCCCGGCCATGACCATCTTTGCTCGCTCGCGGCTGGCAACCTTATCCATACCTGGCGCGTCAACCGATTGCAGGAATAGATCACGATTTCTTTCAAGAACACCAGGGATAAAACTTGCCACTCTTTCCATTGCGTCAGCAGCTTCACGCCTTAAGCTTTCAGTCTTGGGAACTACAGAGCAAACAGCATTATAAACTCCCATTGTCAAATCATTGACGGTAACCATACCTTTGGGGGTTTGGATCATTCTATCCAATCGGATTTCTTCAGGCTCGCCAGACTCGTTAGTGATTACCTTGCGACCTGAGTAGAGCTTTTGCATTGCTCTGATAGACACTTTAGCCAATTGTTCAGCAAATCTAACCAACGTGTCAGCGTATTCAGTGTCAACAACGTCTCCCTTTTTCTGAAGGAGAGAGATTGCATCGCCAGATTGGTTAGCCATTGACAGCCCATCAGAAGCGCCAGACATACCAGAGGCGTCATCAATAGCCGCCCTTGCCATTTGTACCGCTACAGACATTGCCGGACTTAGCCCAGAAGTTTCAACAGAGCTTGGAGCATCCAATGGGTTTTCTATTCCATCATGCGCAAACACTGGGTCGTCATTGTCGTTATAAGTCTTAAGCTTGGCTTGAGCCTCGGGACTAATAACAACTTTCTTTGATACCCAAATCTTAGGCTTGGGCGCCATTGCTGCATCATAGATAACCCGGGACGATAAAGCATTGTGCGCACGTTGCGGATCGAGCAAGTCTTGATACTTCCCATAACTGATAGGAGTATTATTCACTATGTCGAAGTTTGGGAGGGCTGGAACTACAGGAAGCAAGTCAAATACCGTCTCTTCAGCTTCACCAAGCCAGCGCTTGCCATCGTAATATCGAACGTAAACAGCGAAGGTGTCTCGCTCCCTTGATTGAACCTCACCAAGATCTAGTCCAGACTTGCTGAGTGCATTGTAATCTTCTTCATTCAGTACAGTGCCATCACTTAACTGATAGATGGTTTTCTTGACAGCCTTTTTATAGAACAGCCTAGAAATAAGATGGCCTTCGCGCTCATTTGCCCATATATTCCAATCCTCGGAATCACAGTCCAAGGATACAGGCTTAATGTCATCGTCTGCTATATCTTCGTATTCGTCATCAGAGACAATGTAATCAACAGTAACAGCCTCTGCATCTTCAGCTACATTGGAATACCAATTACCCCAAAACCACACACGGTTGATAGAGTCAGGAATTTGGCGAATAAATAGCTCCTGATCGAATGAATCATTATCCATCCACTCTTGCTCAATCATTCCGGCATCAAAGCCAGAAATCATAAATCGACGCAATGCAGTCTTGTAGATATCTGGTGCTTTTGATCTATCTTGTACAGCTCGGTAAAGCCCTTTGTACTTCATGGCTATTTCTTTACTTGATCCTTTGCCGGTTGGCTTTATGTCAACCAATACTTCCTGAGAGGCAATCTCACCATAGGCTTTTAAGACTTTCTTCTTGGATACATCGAAGTTATATTTCGGGCGTTTAGTTGACCACTTCACATAATAGGGATCATCCCAAATGCCACCAGGGATATTGAACGCATTAATACATTCTCTAGCCTTGTCCCTTTGATTCTTTTCGATTTCAAAGTGGGCTTCTCGGCATTTAATAACTTCTGCGTGATCTTCGTAGTTTTTCATTAGTCAAACTCTATAAATAGACCTTCGGTTTTAACTTCAATTTCTCTCTGTAACATCATAAGAACGTCTGCACGGTTTGGGCTAACTATCCCCAGCTTCTTCATATCAGGCTTGCTAAGTATCTGCACTCTGCCGCCCGGCTTTAATGGTATTCTACAGACCTCAGTTTTTAACCCATCAATATCCTTTATTTCAGAACTGATAGATATTAATTCATCTGGATTATACACCTTTGCGCCTTTAGTTACAGCAAGGTATGTCCTAAACATCTTGTCAGCAAGATAAGTGTAAAACTGAGATCTCCAATTAAGAAACTGCTCTTTATTTTTCTTTTGCTTGTCAACGCTTTTAACATCCATATAAATCTCATCCGGCTTGTCTGGAGAAAACGACCCCTTGAACTGCTCTATGGTAATTTTCTTCCCTCTGAATCCCTGATCAACCTGATATGAAAGCCCTGCGCCAAGTCCGTCACAATCCCACGTAAAAGTGTCAGGCTTAATACCATTTGTTAAAGTTATGGCCTCAGAAGTTTTAACCGCAACATCACCTTTTTTAATTTCTAGTATATTTTTTACAACAGGTCCATGCTGGTATCCCCACGCAGCCGGGTCCTCACCTTGGTCTGATGGGTCATACGCGCACCGCTCTTGACCCAACGCTTCAAATCCAAGTTTTATGTGGGCATCAACGCAGGCATCAAACCACTCTGGCTGAATGATTGCATTTTCTATTGTTTCCAAGTAATCCCCATGCCATTTATGGCGATATTGAGCATCTGTCATACTTACCTTGTCATTAGCTCTTTCCACTTCAAGACCAGAAGCAAGAAACCATGCCCTTGGCATATCATTGTAGTCCGCATGAACAGCTATCATAAAATCATCTTCATAAAATCCCTTCCTGAATAAATCAGGATCAGCCTTTGCTAAAATATGTTTTGAAACCGGATCGCCACGTGACCCACGGTTCATTGTTAGCCATATTTCAGGGAATACCATATCCTTAATATCTATGCCTTCCTTCATCATGTAGTCATAATCTTTAGCGGAATTGCGCACAGAGGCAGTTAATACCCTTAATGTTTTTTCCCCAAGATTCTCTGCCTCCTCACACCACAGCCCCTCAACGCCTGACAACATCCCTTTGATTGATGTGATATTTCTTGCAAGCCCACGGAAGAAGGCATACCCACCAGACTCATGATCAATAGTTGTTGCTGTAGGCTTGAAGCCAATTAAGCCAAGCCTCTCGATCTCATCAAGCATGGTTCTATAGACTGATTCCTCTATTGAGTTCTGGAATTCGCGAGCACAACACCAAATCTTTCCTCGCTGCAATCTAGTTGAAACGTAGTCAGATACAAAAGTTGTTTTAGTTGATGCTCTACCGCCAACAATAAGTTTCAGCCGCTTCTTTTTTGTTATTAGCGGGCCGAATTTGTCTAGGCATTTAATTTGTACTGTCATTTACACCAATGAAAGCAACTTCTTGATATTGAATTGGTCCGCCACCTTTGCCGATGTGCGAAACCTCTTGCTTGTCTGCGTATCTGGGCAGCATTTTTGACAATAGCCATTTTCTTGAATCGACCCTTAGCCTTGATCTTGCAACCGCCTCTCCGTTAAGCGAGAAGCCAATTGTATTACCTTCGCTATCGGTTCTTTCCATCCAATCGTTTGAGCCATCGTCAGCAATATCAAGCAATTCATCAGCCCAATAGTGTGCTCTAGCCTCGCAAGCTTTCGCGTATCTGTCCGAAAACCCTTCGCGATCTTCGGCAACCCAAAGCATTACGGTTGATCTTGCTGGTATGTGATCATCATCACAAATAGATTTGACGGATTCGCCGCTTGCCATTCTCGAAAGAATCTCTACAGCTAAATCCTCATTGTATGAAGTAGGCCTTCCGCCTTTGTCTGACACTATATTTACCTCGCAT